GCGGTGAGGCCCAGGCTGAGAGCACGCTTCAGGTTTCTCATTGGAATTCCTCCTTGATTTTTTCAAGCTGCGGGGGATTTGTTATTTTCTCCCAAAATTAGTTTATTTTCTCCTTATATTAAGCCGTATCCGGCATAAAATAGGTGAAATACTAATTATAGGAAAGCATAACTATCCTTGCTTGTATCTCGGAGGTCATTATCATTATACACCTTTGACCATGTTTTTGCAATACTTTTTGACGTATAAAGTTGAAAATTTCCGGACTTTTCATAAGGCTCCAAATCGTGAATTGGTAGACCAAATAAGATCGCATGATAATGCGGCCGCAAAGTCTCGGATCCATACTCACCAGAGGCAAAAAAACGAATCTTAGTTTCCGGAAAATGGCGACGGAGCCGCTTCATCCAGAGTTGAAAATCACGCTTCCGAAGAGTAAGGGCGGGGGCCTGCTTGCCAGTCTCAGGATCCATAGAGATCACACGAGGAACATACTTGTCATTGTAAGTAATCGTAGCAAACCAAACTTGATCCGGGGGATAATACTGAGCCTCAAGCATACAGCGGTTAGCCCACTGGCGGGAATAGTCCAAACGACAGCCTATACACTTGCCACAAGGGATTTTAACGGCAGGGCCTTGTAGGGGAGGCCGGGTCTGTAAATCTTCCCATACAGAGTCCTTAAAAGGGCGGATAGCGTAGTGGGTCTTTCCGTTAGGATTCACGCCGTTAGGGATTCCAATGAGAGGGTAATAGCAAGACAAGAGTTATCTCCTTCCAAAAATATCACGCAGAAAATCAATCACTTTCCAAAGGACCTTCTTTGTTAACCAAAGCAAACCAAGCATGAGGGCAACAACAAGTAGGGATTCCATATTCTCACCTCCTCTCAGGTCCATTATACCATACTCAAGGTATGGTGTCACTCGGGCCCTATACATCAAGGAGATAGGGCCCGAGCGGCTATCATCTGTACTTCGACAGGACGGCATCCATAGTCTCGTCCCAGCGACCAAAGGAGGTATCCCAAGCGCCTTTAGCACGGTCTAAAAGCTTCTTACCGGAGCTAGCCACATCATCAACAACGTCTCCAATATTCTCAGCAATAGCGCCAGGGAAATTCCAAACGGAACCAGGGTACATCTTCTTCATATCAAACTCGGCATCAATACCCATCTGTTTAAGCTCCTTGTTAATCTCACCATTAATGCGAGCGACTTCCGTGGAGGTCCAGGACTGGAGCTGATAGCCATACCGCTGAGCGGCGGCGGCAACCTGGGCGTTAATCTTGCTGGCCGCAACCTGAGCTTGGGTGTTGCTGATAGACGTGGTGGCTTGGAGCTGGGCAATCCAACGGCTGGTAGCCGCAGAGATATTGGCGGTGCTGAGCTGAGTTTGGCTGTTGAGTTCAGCCGTATACTTGGACATAGCATTGTACTTCTCTGCGACCGCAAGATTAGTTTGAGCCGAAAGACGCTGATTCTCAAGGCTAACCTGAGACTGGAGAATGGAACCAAGGATCCCGGCAATGGCGGAATTGGCGGAAGTATCCGTGGACGCAGTAGCGCCGGAAGTAGTAGCGGCCCCTTGGCCGCCGTTTACAGAAAGAACAGGATTAAGGCCAGCTTTCTTCAAATCGGCAACCTCACGCTGATGGGCAGTACTGGACATACGCTCTTGCCAATCACGGTTAATTTGAGCCTGCTCAGCAGACCAAGCGTTATTTTCGGCGGCATTGGCCTTAATCATGGCAGCGTACTTATCAAACATATCAGAGACAGAAGAACCACCGGAAGGGGATCCAGAGGACCAATTGGGATTAGAACGGCCTCCAATGTCCTGAGAAACTTTTTGAGCGGAACTAGGCATATACACTCTTCCTTTCTTAAAAGCCCCCTGGAGACTCCCAGGGGGCTTTATGACCATTTTCCCGAAGTCAGGCAAATGGTTAATGATGGTCAATCAGACCGGGGATGGAGTAAAGCGGCATATTGCGCGTAGTGTAGTTCTGGACGTAAATATCACAGAAGAACTGATTCGCCACATTATCAGAAACGGCTAGAACACGGTTAATGGGATTAGGATCCTCACGGATCCAGCTATCAGAGAGAGAGGGCAACTTACTGTAATCATCAGCCAGATGCCACACATCAAGACTTTGAGCATACTGGGAACGCATCTCACCGGACACACGAGAAGGCTTGTAGCGGTAGTCAGCCCATGCTTCCTGATAGCCAAAAACTTCATCATCCTGGGCATTGCCTTGAGCATAAATTTCCTTGTTTAAGACAGCCATTTCACCGATATTAGCGAACTCAGGCCAGTAGTAATCAAACATGGACTTACGACTCCAAAAACGCTCAATGCCCTGCTGGTAAGTATGATCGTAACGGGCGACCATAACGCCAATCACAAAACCATGCTCAACAAAGCTCTTAGTAAAGTCGGAATGCACATCGGTAGTGAGAGACATAGCGCCAGTATCACCGAGAGGCGTAGAACCGGAAACGGTCCCGGAATTTTGAATAACCTGATTAATACTGACAGGAATACGATTACCACCAAGATACTCAGGGCGTTGAAGACGAGCATCCGGGGAAGTAACTCCAAAATGGGCCTTGAGAGTCTCAATGTAGCGGGAACCACCACGAGCACTCCTTTCATAAAACTTCTGAATCTGGAAAGCAGTACGAAGCTGATTGATGGTAGCAACAGAGACAGTGTTATCAAACTGAGCCCAGAGATTAGCAGGGTAACCGACAACACCATTATCAATGGTCGGATCCAAATCCGCATTACCAGTAGTCCCAAGATAATACGCACCACCGAACGCATTCTGATGGACAGAGCCAGCATGATAACCAGCCTCAAAATCACGGCTACCGTTAGGAATATAAACATTGTACGGATAATTAAGCAAATCCTTAGGAACAGGCTTATTCATCGGTACAACCGGAGCATTACCGAGCTGGGCGGTCTGGATCGTCACGTCCGGGCCTTTCTGGGGAGATGGAAGACAGGCTGTCATATAGTCCCGGAATTTATTGGCAATATATGGCTTTCCGCCTTTGGCGACATCAGAGACATAATTGCCGGTATTCACACCGGCCACGGTGGCATCATCCACAGGAATATTCAGCGGATCAGTAAGGTTCTCAGAACGGAACCACTCGTTCATAATAAGGGCATAGGCACGGAACGGAAGGGCGGAGACAGAAAGACCTTTCACACCAGTAGGGATGCCCATATAATCTGCCAGGGTTCCGACTTCCCAGCCATTGGCGGGGGCGGTCAACTGGGGGACTTCATACTCGACCTGGGGGATCCAAGCGGATTCAGTGTTCTCACCCATAAACTGTTTCCAGTGTTCCCACACCAGACGATTGGGAACAAAGAAATAATACGTATCAAGATAGACGTTATCCATGACAGGGGTTAAGAGGGTCTGCATACGGACAACCTTAGACGTGCGAACCTGGAACGTATCGCCGGGGAGAACCTCATCAACGTAAAAGGGGATCACCTGACCAGCATTAAAAGTGGTCTTATGAGAAAAATTGCGGGGAAACTTGGAACGGGACATATCCAAACGAACGGGATTGGTAGCAAAACGAGAATTAGCGTTTCTACTCATTTATTTGACCTCACTTTCAGCAGGGCTAGGGGTTTGTACCTCCGGGGGCTTCTGGTCAGGCGTCAGGGGCTCGGAGGGAAGTTGATCAGAGGATGTTGGACTCTGAGAACTGACAATTCCAAGACCTACAAGGGTCTGGGGGTTATCGAGAGAGGCCAAGAACTTGTTAAAATCATGACCAAACTTAGCACGAACCTCAACGGGAAGATGGATAAAATAATCCTCAGCACCGTGCATGGTATTAACCACATCAGCATAGGTGGTAGGAAACTCCGTCAGATCGGCATAGAACATTTGACGCTTAGCAAGAGCAGTAGTATCACCAGCGGCAAAGCGAGCAAGAATGACATGAATATCAGTACTCTCCTTGTGGGACTGAATAAACTGATAAAGGGACTCCTTACCAACCTCTTTAAGCTCCATATGACCAGAGGAGTCAAAGGAAGGGGAATAAAGGACCTTATCAGGATCCCCCGGGTTAATATTAACCCGGGGATGATCCTCAATAGCCTGAGCGGCAGTACGGAACATCATCAAAAATCAATCTCCTTTACGACTCGGATATACTCATCAGAGGTAACAACCAGCTCCTGAACAGCAACGGCGGTGCGTTTAGCTTCCGGGAGGGTTTTACAAGGGAAGGAAGCACGATTGCGGCCATCCTGCATAATCTCAACATAGTACATCAACCAACAACATCCTTTCCGTCCTTAATGAGAACAGGAAGTTTCTCGGGGGTCAAAATACCTGTGTCAGTATCGAAAGAACCAATGCGGAAAAGCTGAAAATCAGAGCGATGCGTAAATAACACATCATGCGACTGCTCAATAGCTGATTCAAAATTGCGCATAGCAACAGCATCGTTACTACTATAGGTAGGAGCCATAAAGTCAGACTTAATGTCACGCATAGAGTAGACAAAAACATTCATTTAATATACCTCCAAAAAATATCAAAACAACGAGTAATACACCTTAGATCATCATCAGAATAAGGCCGACAAAAATTATAATGTTCCACAGGATCATAAGCAGTAACAACAAACATATCAGGAACATCTTTAGCCCGTTTAATAGACGGAGACTGAAAGCCAAGACGACGCATAATTTTACGCATAGAATAAGCGTAAGGCGACTGACAAACACTCACAAAGAAATACCTCCTCTAGGAATATACGGATCAATATTAATCTTCTTGGCCTTCACGGCAGTACGACGGAACTTAGCCTTATCACCTTTACCGGCTCGCTTTCTCATAATCAATAGCCTCCTTTAAAGCAAGACAAACAATAGCATAGGCACCAGCACGACCAAGATAAAATTCAGAAAGAGAATCATCTGATTCAGCACTGGACTTAGCGAAATACTCATCACGAAGAGAACAAAGCGAATCATAAAGAACTTCAAATCGACTCATATAGCAGATCTCCTTAACATCTTAGCAACAGCTTCTTTCTGACGAGCTTCTACTTCCAAACGATTTTTTGTACCATACGTTGTCTTTGTGTCCTTCTCCTTGTCCAGCTCAGTTACAATCTTCTGACGGATCTCCTTCATGCGCGCCAACGCCTCGGGATCCTCTTTTTCGAGGAGCCGATCAAAGTATCGAGGGACTGTAAACTTAATGCCTCCTTCCTGGCCTGGGATATTGATATAGCGATAATCGTAAACCTCCGGGTGATCCTGGTAGTATTGGCCAGCTATACCAGGCCTACGAGACATGAGAGTAAACGGGGCCTCGAGTCCAAACGACTCGAAAAACTGAGGGAAGAAGGTATTGGATTTCTTGGCAGTATAACGGGCAGTATAAGCGCAGGTTTCCCAACTGCAAGGGGATAATACAATTCTGCCATACGGTTCATACGTCAAATCACCTTCAATCCATGTCTCCTTTGCAAGGGGAGCATAACGCCCCTTGCACCTCCGAAAACGTGCGAAAAACAGGAAAAAATCCGAAAAAACTGCCGCTTTTCCGCCCCAAAAATCACCTTGGTAGACCTCTGGTAGACC